TCCTTCGGGGGCCGTGCGCGCCCGAAGACGATGGCGTCGATCATCAGGCATGTGGGTGGCCTGCACAAGGCTCTCGCGATCGAGCCTGCCGGCGACACATTCGCGGCGCTGGAGGCGCAGGCGAAGGCCGTGACAGACGTCAAGGCCTACGGGGAGCTGCGCGACCGCGTGCGCAAGATGAGCGACGTGGCGCTGCCACTGGCCATGCGCGCGGCGCTGGCGCTGGCGGTCTTTGAGAGCTTCGGCAAGCAGGGGAACCTGACGAAGGCGGAAGTGAAGCGGGAGTTTCGTCCCGCCCGGCGGAAGGGGCCGGGCAGCGTGGGGGAGTACTCTGGCCCGGGGGAGTTCTCCGGGCCAGAGTGGCTCTCGGACTGGGTCTTCTGCGGGGCTGAGAACACCTACGAGCGCATCTCTGTGCGGGATTCGATGATCCCCGCCGCCTTCAAGGCATACTTCGGCGGCGAGCCCGAGGTAATGGCTGCGGAGGTGGACGCAGCCGCCTTCGCCCTCAACATCTGCAAAATACCCAAGGTCTCCAACCTGATGTTCTGGCCGGGTGCGGGCCAGTTCTTCGAACACCGCGGCCTTCGCTACCTCAACACCTACGAGGAGAGCGGCGTAACCCCCTGCGAGACGCTGGAGGGCGACGAGGACGGGAAGCGGGTCGTGGAGCTGTTCCTGCAGCACCTTCGTAACCTGATCCCGTCGGAGCGCGAGCAGCGCATCGTGATCGACTTCTTGGCCTTCGTGTACCAGAACCCCGGCAGGCGCGTGCGGTGGTCCATCCTGCTCTACGGCATCGAAGGTGCGGGCAAGACCTACTTCTTCAAGGTCGCGCAGCTCCTGATGGGGCACAACGCGAAGACCGTCAGCACGACGGCCATCAACTCTGAATTTACCGGCTGGGCAACCGGCGCGCGGCTGATCAACATCGACGAGATCCGCATCGCCGGCACCAACAAGTACGGCATCCTCGACAAGATGAAGCCGATGATTTCCGACGATACGATCTCGGTCATCCACAAGGGCAAGGACGAGCGTTCGGTCCCGAATTTCGCCTCGTACATGATGTCAACGAACCACGCCGACGCCATCCCGATCAGCGACAGCGACAGGCGCTACAGCGTGATCACGACCCGCTACACGACCAAGGAGGAGCTGAACGCCTTCCACGGCGGCCCAGAGGGCGTGGAGGCATATTTCAGCAAGCTGTTCTCCGAAACGGCGCGACGCGCCGACGCCATCGCCTGCTTTCTCCGGGACTGGAAGGTTGATGCGTCTTTCAATCCGGAGGGGCGGGCCCCGGAAACCGATGGCCTGTTGTCGATGCGCAGCTTGAATGTTTCCGAGGAGCGCGACGATGTGGAGGCGGCGATCGACCACTACGCCAGCCCCGTCATCTCACGCGACCTGCTCGACGTCACCGAGTTGAACAAGAGGGCCTTGCTGGATGGGAAGAGCCTGCCGAGCCGGAAGCAAATGGGTCACATCCTCTCCAACTTTGGCCTGCAACAGATCGAGGGGCGGCGCATCAAGCTCAAAGACAGAACCGACCACTACGTCTGGTACAACCGGAACAAGCACACCGACGAGGAGGCGCGCAGGCTTGTTCGTGAGTACCACGATGGCGACAGGGATTTCTCTGACGTCCCATTTTGAGTGTGGGGCGTGAAAAACGGGCCAAGGGTGCAAAAATTTCTTTGCACCCTAGTTTAGCGCCCCACGGGATTTTTTATTAAAATCAAAGGGTTCTTAGGTTTTGGGGTTTTGGGGTTAAAATAAAAGGGTAACCTGTGTAAAAAGAGAGTTAGTAATAAAAAAATTACTTAATTACTTGTATAAAAATTTGGGGTGGGGTAGAAAAAATCGATTCCCCTCCCCGCCGGAGGTAAAGCTTTACACCCCAAACCCCACGCACCCCAAAATCGCCCCTGCCGGTATGGCGTGGGTGATGGTGAAACGAAAAGGAAAAGGACCATGAGACCCAGCGCACGCATCAGGTATCCATTCAACCCAAAGTACATTCCGATCCACTTTCGATACGATGAAGTGAAGGGGGTGTTGTTCTGGAATGTGAGGCGGAGCGGCAGGAAGGTAGACCGCCCGGCGGGAACCAAAAACGCCAGTGGGCACATCGTAATTTCTCTTTTGGGTGACCCCCTGCTGGCCGAAAACATTGTTTGGGCAATGATGACCGGGAAAAACGAATTTGGTGTGATCGATCACAAAAACGGCGACAAGACCGACAACAGGTTCGAAAATCTTAAAGAGCTTCGGGCCGGAGAAGTCTATCTGGAGTGGGCGGCGATGCGTGAGCTGAGGGATTTCAGGGAATACGGTTACGGGCCCGACTTCCTGTAAATGAAAACGGCGGCCACTAGGCCGCCGTCCTTTTTTCTTCGCTGATGACCCCTGCCAGCCACGGCAGGTCGATCTTGTCATCGTCCACGGCCCGCATCAGCAGGCGCAGCGTCTGCGGGATCGCGCTCCGGCCACTGAGCCAGTAGCCGATGCAGCGTTCGGTGACGCCGCAGATGAGCGCCAAATCACCCTGCGTGAGTTTGTGGCGCGTCAGCCACGCGCGGAGGTCGGGGAGGGGTTTCAATGGTACATCTCCATGAGGGCCGATCGTGCGGCGTCGAGAGAGGGGGCGTGGCGGACTTCCCCGTGGACCGATACCGCCCGCCACAGCGTCTCCCCGGGCCGCGTGGGGTACACCGCCTTGCGGGTCCAGCCGACGACCTTGCCGCAGTAGATCAGTTCAAACGTGTTGTCGGGCGACTTTTCGAAGCGGATCGTGATTTTTGTCATTGGTGACCCCCTATCACGCGGGGGTCTTGGCTGCGTCGCGGGCGACGGCGAGAGCTTTGTGCATGGCTTCGAAGGCGATGCGCTGGTTGCCCAGCTTGTCGAGGGAGCTGCGCGAGAGGCTGGCTTCGAAGCCCGCCTCGACGACCTCGCCGCGGAAGCGCGCGGCGTCCGCGAGGTCGTTGAATGAGAAGTCAGAGTGAACGCCGGATTCGAAGTAGGCGCGGACGGTGAAGATGTTCATGGCGATGTCTTTCGGTTGCGGGTTGAAGGAGCTGGTGCTCGCGCTTACGCGAGCACAGTGGCGGTGCGAGCCTTGACGCGCAGCGTGTGGACGTCGGAGGTCTTGGTGCAGGCGGCGATCTGCGCCGGGGTCAGGAGGGCCTTGGCGGCCTTGCTGTCGAAGCTGGCGCGTTCGGTCAGCGAGACCTCGACGATGGCGTTGATGCCGACGACGCGGTCGGAGCCGGTGGCGAGGATCTCCGCGCGGGCCTTCTCGAGTTCCTTGGTGAGGGCGTCGATGTCGGCCTTGAGGATCGCGAAGCGGTCAGCGGCGGGGAGGGTGGCGAGGGAAGCGAGATCGGTCATGGTCATCTCCAGAAGTTGCGGTCAACAGCGACCGTGAGAATGTCTTATCCCGAACAATTTTCGGTGTCAACAGGCTTTACACGTTTTTTTCTTTTTCGGCGACGATCGCGGCCTTGATGGCCTTGATGTCGGGATAGGTGTTCTCGCCATTGGCATCGAAGAGACGCGCCGAGGCGGCCTGATTGTCGGGGTCAGATATCCGGAACACGGTCTGATTGAAGAAGTCGAGCATGTAAGCGGGTCCATTGGGCTGCATCTGGATCCGGGCGACGAGGCCCTTCCGGTCGCACCGCGCCGCGCGGGCAAGGGAGAACGTCACCCAAGCCTTGCGCTTCATTGTTCCAATGTCCTTCGAGCTGTGGTTCGTCTTGACGGCGACAACGTCGCCCTTTTTCACTTTGGTCATGGTGCATTCTCCGTTGGTTGGGGGGAAGATGAGGGGCCGGAGCCCCTCAGAACCAGTTGGCCTCGCAGATGGGGCCGATGCCGCGCTCAACGGACACGGGGTCCGTCAGCTCCCGGCCACAGCAGCAGCAGCGCCCTGTGAGCTTGCCAGTGGCCACGGCGGCGGCCAGAGGGTCGGCGATGGCACTGGCGACCGTCTGGGCGGCAGCGTCGTTGCAGTCGCGCGAGGCGAAGAACTTCTCGTTGGTGATCTTGCCGAGGTAGGTCTCGCCTGACTTCACGTAGAGGGAGCCAGCGTTCTTGCTACTCGCGCCGGCGGGCGAGATCGTCAAATCCTGCAGGTGCAGCTTGGGGTACTTCAGGCCTGACGCCTTGGCCTTGTCGAAGGCGGCAAAGAGTTTCTTGGTCTCGACGGTCGGCGCGGCCTCCGCGCGAGCCTGAGCAGCCGCCTGACGCTCTGCGTCGCGGGCGATGCACTTGTCGATGGCCGCCACCTGCCCATCGGTCAGTTCACCGTACTTGCGCGCGGCGTCGAGGAGGGACTGGGCGAAGGCAAAAATCGGGGCCTTGGCGACCAGCCACGCATGCTGCGCCGGGTGCGCCTCTTTCACCCACGCCTCGTTCTTGGCCTCGTTGTTGATCTTGCGCTGGGCGGTCTTGGCGCGGTTACCGGCGCGAGTGGCGGCGTCGGTCTTGAAGGTCTTGTAGCCAACGCCGTCGCAGGCGAAGCACTTGCCGAGCGAGCGGCCCGACCAAGAGATGAACTGGCCGCGCCCGGCGCACTTGACGCAGTTTTCGCGGAAGGTGGGGTCGATGCGGTAGCCGGCGTTGTCGTAGGTAACGGTCATGGTCGTCTCCAGAAGTCGCGGTCATCAGCGACCGTGAAAAATTTCTAACCGGAACAATTTTCGGTGTCAACAGCCTTTACAAAATTTGCCAAAAAAAAATCGCCGCGAATAAATCGCGGCGAATAATCCGGCGAATTTTGCCGATCAGTCTTCAATTTTTTGCCGGTGGTCTGGCTTCCACGCGCCGGAGGCAATGTGATCGGCGATGTCTGTCTTGACCTCTTCAAAGGTGCATGGTTCCAATAGGGTCACCTCGACCCCGTGCCCCTGCTCCCTGCACCACTTGCTGATCCTGACGGCCTCTTCCATTGTGGCGAAGCGGGTGATGTTGTCGCTGACGATCATTGCCAAGCCCCCGAGCTTGGCCTTGCCGCACACGAATTTGATCGAAAGTTTAACGATGCTGGTCATGGTCATGGTCTCCAAATTGGGCGGTCATCAGCGACCGCGCGTGGTTTTTACGAAGTCAAAAGTTGATTGTCAACACCCTTTACAGGAACGGCACGTTGTTGCAGGGGATACCTGCGTCGCGCAGCTTGGCGACGGCGCTTCGGGCGGCGGCCCGCAGTCGCTTCAGCCTGCCTGATGTCAGTTCCCCGTTTTCGACGGCGTCGGCGCAGCGCGCCAGATAGGTTGATCCCTCAAGCGCGTCGACAAGGACGCGGCGGGCATCGACGGGGCAGAAAATCGTCACACGGTTCGACGTGACGTCGTGGGTCTCAATGCTGCCGATCAGGTCCAATTCGCAGTCGAGTGCCTCCGCGATCGCGCCCGGCGCTCCTTCCAACCGATCCACAAAGATCTCCCACTCGGTGGGCGTGAAGATAAAAAAAGTTTTGACGAGATAGGTCATGGTCGTTCCTTTCAGTTTACGGTTTCGTCGATGTGGTTTGCGACCTGAGCGATGATCGCGTCGAAGATCGGGTTGCCGGCGTGCAGGATCAGGTCCGCTGATTCGGAGCCGTCTTCGACCGAGGTCAGGACAACGTCCATGCGGCCATAGCCGGTGACCTCGACGCCGCCGGGCTCGCCGACAGAGGCGGAGCGCGCGACGTCCACAGTGTCAACGTGGACGCTGCCGTTGGCCCAGTAATCGGCACCACCAATGGTGATTTCGATGTCTTCGATGCGATAGTCGATCACGGTCATGGTCTCCATCGGTCACTGCGACCGTGCAATCCTTCTACCCTGAACAATGTTCGCTTGTCAACAGCCTTGTCAAAGAAAAAGGGGCCGAAGCCCCCTCAGAAATTGTAATCGTGAAATTTACGAGGTTTGTCGGCGAGGCCGTAGTAGTTGCCCCACTTGTCCTTCCACTGACCGCGCTTGTTGAGGCGGATGCGGATCACGCGACCCTCAGTGTTGGGGGTGATGGTCCACTCCTGTTCATCCTGCCGCGAGCAGTGGCCGAAGAAGCCGCCCGGCGCGAAGCCGAGCTTGTTCTCGGGATTGGAACGCACGGCGTGCATTGCGCGGATTTCCAAGGTCTTGTCGCTGACCTCCCGCACGACTTCAAAGGGGTTGACGTCAGAGTATCCGAAATGATTGGCGAATTTCATGGTCATGGTCTCCATCGGTCACTGCAACCGTGTAATCCTTCTACCCGAACAATGTTCGTGTTGTCAAGCGACTTACCGGGGTGTACGTTGAAAAAATCACAGGAGATCGACCTTGAGCACACCAGAGGCAGTTTTGCCGAAAACCTCAGAGCAAATTGCCGCCTTGGAGCGGCAACTCAACATCTTGAAGGCGGAGCGGTCGGCGCATATCATGATCATGCACCGCGCGGGCAAGTCATTGGCGCAGATCGGAAAAGTCGCCGGGCTGACGCGCCAGCGCGTGCTGCAGATCATCCAGCGATACGAGGGGCCGAATGCCACGGGGTAAGAAGGCCAAGATCCTTGAGCCGGACGAAATCATCCCGCCGCGAAGGGCTGGGCGTCCGTCCGGCTACAACGAAGCGACCGCCACTGAAATCTGTCACCGCATGATCAATGGAGAAAACCTGACAGCCATTTGCAAAGACAAGCATATGCCGTCGCGCGTGACTGTCTACGATTGGATGGAAGCGCATCCAGAATTTCGTACGAGGTGTGCGCGTGCGCGAGAGGGTCTCGCCGACTTTCTCGTTGATGAAATCGAACAGCTCGCAAAGGAAACGACAGAAGAAAACGTCAACAGCATGAAGGTCAAGATTTCGACAAAGCAGTGGCGCGCGATGAAGATGGCTCCGCGCATCTACGGCGATCGCACAACGACAGAGATCACTGGCGCGAATGGCGCGCCGATTCAGCTTGAAGCAAAGCGCACGATCAACTTTGAGAACATGAGCGAGGAGCAGCTCGAGCAGGTCGAGCAGGCGCTGCGACTGGCGCTGGAGCACAAGAAAGAATGATCCCCCGAACCATTCACTTCATTTATCCCGTGGCTGAGCGAACGCGCCCGTGGTCGCTCGTCAATCACGCTGCTGTCATGTTGGCGCGCAAGCATCATCCACATGATGAGATCATCGTATGGACTAATGAACCAAAGTCCAGTTTCAAGATGCGTGTTAGTGCGGCTCTCGCTGGTGCGGAAATTGAGTTCATCGACTTGCCAACGCAGATTTGCGGGGTCGATATAAAGCACCCTCAATACATGTCCGATGTGATGAGGCTTCAGATCCTGTATGAGCATGGCGGCATATACATGGACACGGACATGCTGTTGCGCATGGATGTTGATGATCTGCGTGCCATCGCCCAGAACCACAACAGGCTTGTTATCAGTTATGAAAATGAATCCAGATCATCCATCTGCAATGCGTTGATGGTTGCGCAGGCAAAGAACGCCTTCATTGGCGTATGGCTTGCCGCCATTCCCGGCGCGCTGCGATCACCCACATGGGCGAACGGTGGTGTTTTGCTGCCTGTTGAACTGTCGAAGCGTGATGATCTGAGCGACAGCTTCGTGGCTCTCAGCCATCAGACGGCCTGCCCACTTGATCTGTCTTGTCCGTGGCTATTCGATCCAGCTCTGCACAATGAAGCAAAGCGCCGCGTATTCGGCTCAATCGCCATCCATGTCTTCGAAACCTACTGGCGCGACACTGTTAAAAACATTGACGCTGACTGGATCGAACGGACGCCGTGTCTTTTTTCTGATATCTTCAAATCAATCGGAGTTTCTCACCATGTCTGAAGACGCTCTTATGAAAGACGCGGGTATTCCAACTCGCATCATAAATGTTGCCGTAAACATGAACAGAAGACCAATGACTCACTTGAGTCATCTTGCCTCTTTTACCAAGAGAGAGCTTCTCTTGGAGCCGAATTGCGGGCCAAAAATACTTAAACAGGCAGAGAATATTCTCGCCGCTCATGGGTTCAGTTTTACCGCCCCTGAAAAGAAAACCAAAAAGAATACTACACATGAAGAGAAATTGATTGAACGCATCGAAGAGCTTGAAGATCGAGTAGCTTATCTTGAGCAAGCTCTTCAGTTCATTCGCGGGCGTGCCTCGCGCCCGAACATATGGTATGCTGCTGTCGCAGCGGATGCAATTGTCGGCTATCCGGTGAGGCGCAAATGAAAGACACCATGATCGATACCATCTGGCACTGGCAAGCCGGCTGGCTGCGTCGCCCCGAGATGGATGACGAGAACGGTTATTGTTACGAGGAGCCGGATGGTGATCTCGTCTACACGCCAAACAAGTTGCACCGGAAGCACCTGCGTCTCTGCATCTGGGAGACGCCGAAGGGGCAGCGATATCTCGCTTTGTCCAAGGCTCCAATGCCGAAGCCGAAGTTTGCGCGATGAGCAAGCATGAATCGGTATCCCAGTTGTCTGAAAGGCTCAGTGCCGAGTTCGGCAGTCTCGAGCAGGCAAAGATCGAGGTTGACAAGGCTTTGTGCAAGAACAGCCTCGCGCAGTTCTTGCGCCTCGCGTGGCATGTCGTCGAGCCCGGACAGCCGTACATTCACGGGTGGCACATTGACTTCATCTGCGCGCATCTGGAGGCGATCACCAAC